ATCAAGGACGACTTGGGCATCCCGCTGGATGACACGACGAATGACGCCTGGCTGCAGCGTCGCATCGACGGCATCTGGGCGCGCTTCGAGAAGTATTGCTGCCGCCTGCTGCCGGTGCCGCCCGCCACATTCGTCGACGACTGGGGCGCGATCAGCCAGGTGCAGAGCAACTGGGTCGAGCCGCCGGCCATCGACTATGCGCCGCTGGGCTCGCCCTTCCTGCGCTACTGCCCGGTGGTCAGTATCGAGGCCGTCACCGCCAACGGTCAGGAGCTCGACCCGACCAAGGTCATGTTTGAGCCGGCGAGCGGCAAGTTGTTCGCGCTCGACACCGCCCAGTGGGGGCATGACGTGAGCGTCGGGTTGCGCGCCGGCAGTGTGCAGATCACCTACACCGCCGGCTGGGACGAGGTGCCGCCCGACCTCTACGAGGCCCTGCTGGGCTGCCTCGCGCCGCTGTGGGGGGCGCGCCAGGGCCAGCAGGCCGGCGGCAGTATCGCTGGCGGCGGCACGTTGTCGTCGATCAGCGTGGTTGATGTCGGGCAGGTCGACTTCGACGCCAGCAGCCCGTTTCTGACCAATGCCATGCGCGGCGTCGCCGGGCCTGGTGCGGGCGACCCGCTGATCGGTCCGTGGACCACGTTGCTCAACAACTACATGGACGTGCGGGTCCAGATGGGCTCGCCGCTCATCCCGACGACGACGCGGCTGGTGGTTACGCCATGAACATCGTCGAACTCGGCCGACCCTACTGGCTGGCCGGGTTCAAGATGACGGCGAAGCCTGCGACCTACGCGCCGCACAACGGCACGCCCGTGACCTTGCTCGCCTACATCCGGGGCGTGCGCGCCGAGGACCTGTTCGCCGCCGTCATGCAGCAGGACCTCGCGGGCGTCATCGATGCCGACGAGTTCAAGGCGCTCTATCCGGCGCGGCCGATTCCGGCGCGCTACGACCGGCTGCGCACCTCGACGATGTCCTATGCCGTCGAAGAATGGCGCGGCTCGCCCGCCGACGATCAGCCGGTGTTCTTCAAGCTGCTGCTGCGCGGCGGCCAGCAATGACGCCGCTCGAAGTCTTCCTCGCGCGCTGGCAGGCGGCGATCCCGCCAGCGGTCGCCACCTACGTCGAAGCCGTCAACAATCCGACCGACATCAACGAGGCTCCAGATCCGTGGGCGGCTGTGGTGCTGCAGCCCGAGCAGCGCACCGACGTCACGCTGGGCAGCCAGCCATGGGTCGAGGAGACCGGAACCTTCCTCATCGGATTGTTCACCCGCTCGGGCAAGGGGCCGGCGGCGCTCGATCACGCGGTCGACTACGTGCGCACCGCGTTCCACGGCTGGCGCGGCGACGGCCTGCTGGTGACCCAGGTCGACGGGCCGCACGACATGGACCCGGCGGCCAGCGGCGAGTGGTGGCAGCTTTCGCTCACCGCCCGCTACAGTTTCCAGACGCGGCGCGATGCACGCGGCCCCGGCTATGGCGACTGGTCGGGCTTCCCTGACGCGCCACCGCCGCCGCTGGTGCCGTAGTGATGGCCGGCGTCGAGGTCACCGGGCTGCGGCAGTGCATCGCCAACCTGAAAAAGCTCGACACCGATCTGCGGCAGGAATTGGCCGGCAAGGCGCTGCGCGAAGCGTGCTGGGCAATCGCCAAACCAATGCGCGATGCGACTTACACGACCGGATTCAAGCGCATCACCGGCGCGGTGCAAAAAGGCATCTCGGTCGCCGTCCAACACGATCCAAAAGAAAACCAGCTAAAAGCCTACGTCGTCGAGTATCCGCAGAGCATCTCGGGGGGCTCGACGCCCTTCAAGGCGCTCATGCGCAAGCGCGCCACCAAGCGGCGCAGCGGCAAAGTCGACATCAGGCAGACCGCCTTCTGGTGGCTCTTCCTCGAACGCGGCACGCGGAAGCGCAAATCAGTGAAAGCACCACGGGGAAAAAGGCCGGCCCGCCCAGGCACGCGGTCGGCCCGCGCCCGCGCCCGCTTCGAGGCAGCGCCATCGCGCGGCGGCATCCGGCCGATGCCGTGGCTCGCGCCGACGTTCAACGCCAAGGCAGTCGAAGCCATCAACACGTGCCGCGACACCATCAAAAAGCTCATCGATGCGGCGGTGAGCGCCATGCCCAAACGCTAGGAGGACTTGTCATGCGCATCTCGTCTCAGGGCACCATCATTATGATCGACGACGGGACAGATCCGACGCCGGTCGACATCGTGAGCGCCACCAAGGCGAAGCCGTGCGTGATCACCATCGCGGCCGGCGCGTCGCCGGTGGTCGGTGACATCATCGTGCCGCGCAACACCGGCTGGAACAGCATCGAGGCGATGCCGTTCAAGGTATCGGCTGTGGCGTTGGGTGCGCTCACGCTCGAAGACAGCGACACTTCGCGGGAAGCCAACGAAATCAACACGACGGGCACGCCTGCGGGCACCATCGAGGTGCCGACGTTCCTCGAACTGTGCCGCTCGGCTTTCACCGCCAACCAGCCGGCAGGCGCCACCATCGACGTGACGACGCTGTGCGACACCGCGCATCGCATCGTCGCTGGCCTGCCCGCCATCGGCACATGGACCGCGCCCGGCTTCTACGATTGCCAGGATGACGCGCTGTGGCGTGCCAACGACGCCTATCGCTCGGGCGAGGATGTTGTGATCGACGTGCGCCTGCCCGATGGTTGCGGCTTCACGTTCATGGCCATCGTCAACACGTTCGACGTCACGCTCGGCATCAACGTCGCCGTCGCCAATACAATTGGCGGCCAGATCGACGGGCGCGTTAACCGATACAAGACGCCCGCGCCCGGCTTCGTGCCGTTGGTCGGGGAGAACGCCGCGCCGCGCCGCGTGCCGAGGCCGCCGACTGATCAGCCTGCACAGGCACGGGTCGGCGCATGAGCGAGCGCGACATCTGGGACGGCCGGCCCGTCACTTTCCGCAGGCTCACCATCGAGGAAGGGGAGCCGATTATCGACATTATGGCGAGCGGCGATGGCAGGGCGGCAGGCTATGCCCTGCTCGCCGCGACGCTGCAATGGGCCGACACCAAGGAACTGATTTTTCCCGGCGTCGACTACATTCGCAGCTTGCCGCTTCGTGACTGGCTCACGCTGCAGCGGTTCGCCGCCAAGGCTCGGTTTGAAAACGGTCTGCAGGACGCCGACCCGGATGAGCCGCCGCCGCCCGCCAACGGGCACGACGCGCACCCTTCCCTCTGAAGCCGGTGCAGGTTTTCCTGCACCGGCTGGCCATGGCGCTGCACAAGACCGTTGCCGAGATCGAAGCCACGATGACGCTGCGCGAGCTTCGTCGCTGGCAATGGTTCGACGCCGTCGACGAGCCGCTGCCCGACAGGCTCGCGGATATTCACAACGCGATGTTGCTGTCGACGATAATCAATCTCGAACGCGCAGCCGACAGTGCGCCGGCCTCGCCATCCGATTTCTTCGTGATCCGCGAGCGGGGAGAATAGCCCATGGCTGCCATCGGCGACGTCCTCGTAAAATTCGTGGCGGACTTTGCCGAGTTTTCCGCCAACATGGGCAAGAGCCAGAAGGAGATCGAAAGCTGGTCTAAAAGCATCGCTGACGCTGGCAAGAGCGTCGATGGCTTCATCAACCGGGCGAAGAGGGTGGCCGGCGCGCTCGCGATTGCGCAGACGATCCGGGAAGTTATCCAGTTCAATAACGAGATGCAGAAGGCGGGCGAGGCACTTGCCGCCTACTCGCTGCAAACCGACGCCGCCGCGCGCTCGGTGCGCGGCCTCACCGACGACTCGCTGAAGCTCGCTGAGATGTACAAGGCGGCCGGGCGCGAGTGGACTGAAGACTATCTCGCGCGCGTCACCAGGGCGCAAAACGCGAGCGAGGATTTCAACACCAAGGCGTTCGTGCTGGGGCAACGCCTTCACAATCTCTACCTCGAATTGACGCAGCGGCCGGGCGACGGCGGCGGCGTGATGGATTGGGCCAGCAAGGAGGCCAACGCCCTTTTCGACTGGATGGAAAAACTCGTGCCCGCCGTCAACAACGTCGTTGACACGCTGGCCCGAGGATTGGTGCTGCAACTGATGCTCACCGCGCAGGGCATCCGCACGGTCGTCGACGCCACGAAGGATTTGGTCGACTGGCTCGGCCGGGCGGCGAAGCAGGCCACCGTCACCGGCAGCGAGCTTGAGAAGATAGGTCGGGCGCAGGCGGCGGCGCGTGGCTACCAGACGGGTCCGGCCGGTGGTGGACCCACGGGGGCCGGCGGCGCGTTCGGCATGTTCGACGGGACCAGCGGCTCACAAACGGCCGCCGAAGCTGCGCGCCAGTATCAGGAGACCCAGCGCACGTTGGGGCGCGGCTTCGGTTCGATCTGGGGCGTGCCGGCCAGCATGGCTGCACCGCCGGCTGGTCCTGCTGGCGGCGGCGGCGGTGGTGGTGGCGGCTCGACCG